CGGGTCGCCGGCCAGAGAGTCGACCACACCCAGGCCACACGCGCCGCTTGGCGCGTGGTCACGGCGAGGCCCCCCCATCCGTCCGCGCGCCACCGGGCTCGGCCGTCTCGGCCGCGCGTGGCGGCCACGCGCGCGCGCAGCGCGGGCAGACCCAGCGGCGCAGAATGGCGTCCCATTCTGCCGCGTCGCGCCCATCGCAGTGCGGGCAGTCCCGCTCTGGGCGATCGATCCGGGTCATGGCAGCGACTCCGGCCACCGCCAGGCGCACGCGGCATCATCCCAGCGATAGGCGCGATGGGGATCGAGGGCCAGCTCCCGCGCGACCTGCGCGAAGGCGGCCTCGTACTCGCGCCGGTCCATCTCGGCGCGCCAGCGCCAGGCTTCGGCGCGCCACTGGGCGCGCTCCCAGGCCCACTGCAAGGCCCGCAGCCGCCAATAGGTGGCGGGATCCAGCCGCGCGGCGATCTCGCCGGCAGATGTGACGGGCTGATCCATGATCAGAAACTCGTCCCCGCGAGATAGTACCGATTGCCGCCGGCGTAGTAGACCAGGCGGTTATTGGTCGTGTCGATCTCGAGTCGTCCGTTTTCGCTGGCACTCCCCGCGGGCAGGGAGGCGTTGGCGCGGCCGGTCAGTTCGAGCACGCCCGTGGGCGCGCTGTAGCCCCCCGCGATGCGGACGCGATTGGCGGTCGTCACGGTCAGGGCGTCGTTGGTGCCCAGCGTGTACGCCCGCGAGAGCTTCCAGCTGTCACCGTCGCTGTTATCGACCCCCTCGGACCAGATCGTCGAGCCCGCAATCGAGTAGACGACCCGCGCATCCTCGGCATTCGTGCCGCCCGTTTCAAGAATCAGCATCGCGTGCGACGACGCGGTATTACTCGTGTTGGCGATTCTCAAATATTTCTCTTCGCCCGCATGCGCGGACTCGAGCTGAAAGGTCCGCGCCGTAAAGAGCGCATCGACGCGGTCATAGATGGCATTGTTGACCCAGGCACTATTCAGGATCGTGCCGGTCGTGCCCGACCCATCATCGTCGGTAATCGTGGCGCGGGAAATCGTCGTCGCGGCCATGGGCCCTCACGATCGTCGTGCCGTGCGCTGTTCGAACTCGCGCAGATAGGCGTAGAAGTCACGCGGGCGATTCGTGGCCCACACGCGCCGGAGCGGAAAGCGGTTCCGGCCCTCCAGCTCGATGCCCCGCAGCTGCACTCGTTGGATCCGATAGGTCCCCGTAATCCCCGCGACGTTCACCGTGACCGAACGGCCCGGCCACGTGTTCGGATCGCGGGTCTCGTAGGTGATCGCCTCATCGGGCGTGGCGCGCATGGCGAGCTCGGCATCGCCTCGGGCCACGCAGCCGTCATAGCTCAGGCGGCGATCCTGGACGTACGCCTCGCGGATGCCATCGCCGCCCTCGAGCCCAGCCAGGGCCGTTTGGGCGCTCGTGTCATTCCGTTCGACCCATTGGTTCACATCCTCCCCCACGACGGCCTGTTGAGGATGTGAGAGGGCCTCGCCCACGGACTCACTGTGGACCACCAGATACGTCGGCGGCGGCGCGCTGTTGATGAATTGATAGCGCACGCGCGCTTGCTTGACGCGCACGTAGGCGGGCGAGACGATCGTGGGATCGGCGAAGAGGATCGGCGCCTCATCGACGTAGAGCTGGCCCAATTCAGAGGACGCGTTCCAGTTCTGCGTCAGCGGCCCACCACGGCCTTCGACATAGACCCGCGTCCGCACCCCACTCAGATCGGTCGTGTGCTGCAGATGCCGCCATTCATGGAGACTGCCCGAGGTGATCGCTTCGACGGTCACCGTGGTCGTATCGGTCGTGAAGAAATGCAGATCCTTGTTGGCATCCACGTACCAGCTCGCGCCGACGGCCTGCGCGATCCGCGTCAGCGCGGCGGGGACGCTCTCCATCGTGAAGGCCATCTCGTTGATGACCGGCAGGCCCGTCTGCACGTGGCTGATCGAAAAAGTGGGCGCGAACCGCATCATCAGATCGGCGACCATCGCCGACGCCGACCAATTCGTATAGCGTCGCAGCACGAGGCGCTTGAAGTCGAACGTATAATCGACGGCCTGACACAGATACTGCACGCGCGCGCCCACGCGAAAGCCCACGTGCTGCGTGACCGAGACGATCCGCCCGCCGAAGAGGCGATTGTCCGCCGATCCCAATCCGGCCACGACCTCTTGGCCCACCGTGGGGGCCGTGCCGCCCAAGAGCACGAAGCTCACCGTCGATGCCTCGCGTTCGAGCGTCAGGGTGAAGGACGACACATCCAGCCGCGATCCGACGGGAATCCCATTGATCAGCAGATGCAGATTGATGGGCCGATAGTAGTCCGTCCGGGCCGCGCCGAAGCGCGCCCGATTCGCGCGCGCATAGGTCGGGGCGAGCTGCGATCCCGAGATGCCCATCGTCAGGCCACCACCGGCGTCAGGCCGCCACGGCGCTGCAGTTCCGTCGTCAACGCTGTCGCCAGCTTCCGCGCCAGGGCCTGCGCCGAGACCTCATCAAAGACGGCCTCGCGCGCATCGACGCTCACGTGGATGTCCCCCACCGCGAGCGTCGCGCCGCGATTGAGCGCCTGCAGCGTGCGCGCGCCGAGCCGCTGCACGGCCCCACGCGAGACGACGAACTCGCCCGGTTCCAAGAGCGCCGGAATGCGATCCAAGCCCCGCACCAGGCCGCCGCGCGCGAAGGCGCGCAGGCCCTCGGGCGTCACGAGGCCACCGGCCGACCCAAACTCGTCCCCGCCGTCCTCGCCCGGTCCCGGCCCATGCGCCCGGAAGCGATATGGTACCTCGATCTCGGGCGGCTCGTACCCGCGCAGAATCCGGTCGGTCTCCTCGATGCCCTCGCGGGCGCCGCGCGGCAGCTCCCCCGCCAAGGTCTTCCGCAACTTTTCGAGCTCCTCGACGAGCTGCTGAATCGCGTCGCCCAGGATCTCGGACTGCGTCTTGACGGGCTCGCCCCATTTGAGCTGCGAGACGTCTTCGATCTTGTTGCCGAACTCGTCGGTCAGCAGCCCCGCGCGCACGAGCTCTTCGACCATCGGCCGGAGATTCTCGGGCAGAGCCACGCCGAACTTGAGCGCGAAGCGGACGAGCTCGCTGAACTCTTCCTTCATCCCAAACAGGATCGTGCCGACGTCCGCCCCGCCGCGCTTGAGGATGTCGAAATCGTTCAGAATTTTCGTGGCAAAGTCCGTGGCCTTCAGCTGCTGGAACTCCTGCCCGAGCGCGTCGATCTCGATGCCATACTCGCGCGCGATGCGCTCCATGTCCTTCCAGCTCACGGTCTGTTGCTTGCGGAGCGTCTCGATCTGCGCTTCGAGCGCCTTGATGCGGCCCTGCGTCGCTTCGTACTGTTCGAGGGCGTTGACGATGTTGCGCACCGCCTGCTCGAAGTCTGTGGCTTTCTTGGCGTCGAACAGATCCTGCATGAGGCGGCCGCCGCCGAAGCCCCCGCCCATCGAGACCGGCAGCTCCGCCAAGCGCGCGGCCAATGCTTGGGCGCCCCCAAACTGCGCGAGGAACTCATCGCGCTTGGGATTGACGACCCGCGACTCTTCGCTGCCGCCAAAGAGCTTGCCGAAGAGCCCGCCAAAAAGCGACCCCAGCCAGGTGCCGACGCCGGGGAGGATCGATCCGAGCGCCCCGCCGATCGTGGATCCGAAGAGCTTCGTCGCGCCGCGCGCCAAGAGATTGCCCACGGATCCCGAGAAGAAGGCCCCTCCGGCGAGACCCCCGAGACTGCGGCCCACCGATCCGCCGCCCATGAGCGAGCCGAGGATCGTGGGCGCAATCGAGCCGCCAAAGTCCGGCCCAAACAGGCGCTCGAACCACGGGATCTGGGCGGTCCCCGGGGAGACGGGCGTCGGTGACAGTGGCAGCGTGAGCATCCCGCCGCCCCGCAGGCCGCGCGCCGGCAGCAGGCCCGTGCGCACAATCTCTGGGGGCGGCAGCGGCAACGTTGGCATGGCCGCCACCCACGCCGCGGCATCCTCGGGGGTCATCTCCCGGATGACGACGCCGCCGCCCGGTTGTCGGATCGCGACCGGCACGCGTCGGCCGCGGGTGCTCGCGCGGCCCCCCTCCGAGGGCGTGGCACTAGGCTGGCGCAGAATCTGATCGAGATCGGGCGGCAGACCAGGCGCCGTGATCGGCGCGCCCGTTGGCAGGCCTGGCCGGCTCGGCGCGCCCGGCGGGGCCACCGTCCCGAACCACAGGTCGAGATTCTCCCGCGCTTCCCGGATCGCCCGGCCCGCCATCGCGTCCACGAGTTTCGCGAAGGCCGTCGTCACGCCACTGATCAGCGGCTGCAGGAGCCGCAGCAGGCCCGCGAGCGCCTGGAGAATCGGAATCAGCGGCGTGAAGATCTCCGCGATGAGGACTTTGCCACGCTGCCACAGCTCGCTGATCGCGTCGCCGAGATCATCGAGTTTCTGGACCGATGCCTCGGAGGCCAGCGGCACGTCCTGCTGCAGGACATCGGCCAGTGCCAACATCGTCGGCAGGACGCCTTCGGCGCCGCGCCCCATCAGCTCGGTCACGAACGCGACCCGTTCCCCCGGCCGCTCGATCTGGGCCAAGGCTTGGGCGACGGCGGCGAAGGCTTCATCGGGCCGCTGCTCGCGCAACTGCTTGAAGGAGAGCCCCAGACGCTCGGTCGCCGCGACGACGCTCTTGTTGGTGGTGGGATCGAAGAGCCGCTGCTGCAGCCGCTGCGTCGCGAGCACGACCTCGTCAAGCGTGCCCCCCGTGAGCTTGGCCGCGAGCTCGAACTTTTGCAGGGTCTGCGTTGAAATCCCGGTGCGCGCCGACAGATCCGTCAGGCGCCCGGCCCACTCGGTCGTCGATCGGATGGCAGCCCCGACGGCCGCCGCCGAGACGTAGCGCAGCACCAGGCTATGGAGGCCCTGGAGCGCTGTGGTCCCGCGCTGCGTCGCCTGCGTCTGATCCTGCGTGACGCGGGCGGTCTCGCCCAGTTCCTTCTGCAGCCGGTCGGCGTCGCGGACGACCGCCTGCAGCTGCGTCTCGTATTGGTCCCAGGAGATCGTGCCCGCCTTGACGTCGCGCCCCAGCTGCTCGATCCGCTCGCGGATCGCGCCCAAGCGCTGCTGGGCATCAGCCGTCTCCGCGACGATGCGGATGGTAATCTCGCGACTCGCCGCCATGCGGCACCAGAATCTCGAAGATCAGATCGAGGCGGCGGATCATATCCTCCGCCTCGGCCCACGCATGATCCGCCAACCAACGGGCCAGGACGGCGGCCGCTGATTGCGTCTCCGCGACCGCGCGGCTCCCCAGGAGCTGGGCCAACGCGATCGCCTCCTGATTGATCACCCACAGCTGCGCGTGCTGCAGGCGCCACGCGCACGTGCGGCAATCATATTTCTCGGGCCGCAGGCGCTGCTCTTCGGGCGTCGCCCATTGGCAGCAGCGCACATGCGGATGATCAGCGCGCCATTCGAGGTAGGCCCGCAGGTTCGCGAAACGACGCCTCGCGGTCCACCACCTCCGCGCTGGTCGCCACCTCGATCATGTGCGCGAGCCGCCCGGGCGCCCGGTTCGCGACCGCCAGCTTCGCCTCGCGCGTGCAGGGCACGGGCTGATCATCTTCCGACAGAATCCCGCGCCACTCGACGATGAGATAGTCGATGAGATCCGCCGTGTAGGCTTCCTCATCGAGCTCTTCCACGCGCTGATGGTTCTTCCACGTCGCGATGGTGTGACGCTTGCGCAGCCGCCGCAGATCATCGGCGGAGAGCTGCCGCAGCGTCACCACCGTCAGCGGCTGGCCCTGATCGTCGAGATAGGGCTTGTTGCCATGATCGAGATCGCCCCAGACATACTCGATCGTGCTCGACCGATCCGTCGATCCATCGGCCAACAAGCCCCGAATGCGAATCCCCGTGGGTCCTGCCATGTGATCACGCGAAGGGATTGGTGCTGGAGACGCCCGTGGTCACGACGCGCATGGGCACGGTCACGCCGGTCATGCCCGTGGGCGCCGTCGTCGTCGCCAGCGCCATCAGGCGCACGCGCGGCACGAGTTGGCCCGCACCGCCCGGCACGGACAACGTGAAGCCGCCCGGGGGAATATACAGGTTCGGGAACTGGAAGAGCAGCCCGTAGTTCGTGGTGGCGAGTGTCGGCCCGACGAACGTGATGTCGGCCTTGAGCCGCGTGTCGTTCGTGTGCGCGTCACGGAAGAGCGAGAGATCCGTGCTCAGGAAGCGCGCAAATTCCGCTTCGATCTCGACCTCGGGCCAGCCATCTTCGAGCGGCTCGATGATGGTGAGCTGGCCCGCGACGAACTTGGTGTCGAGCGGCTGCGTGTAGCGCACGCGCAGCGAGGTGATCTTCACGGCATCACTGGCCGCCAGCGCGCCGCCGCTCTGGGCGTTCACGCGAAACGTCACATCATCGAAGTGGGCACGCAGGCCCAAGGTCGGGAATGTCAAGGCCGCGATCTGCGATGACGTATTGATCGTGGAATCCCGCTTTTCGGTGTCACCCAGGAACGACCAACGGATTTCGCCACGCCCATCCTGGCCGAACGCGAGCTCGAATCCCGTGAACTTCGCGCCCGGCACCTCGAGGATGCCGTGCGAGACATCCCGCACGATCGTCGCGTAATTGCCGTTCTTCCCGGCGGATCCCGCCGGCTCGAACGTGTTCGTGTAGGCCGTCGTGGTGCCGAGCTGGGTGGGCGCCGTGCCCCCTGTCCCGAGCGTCAGGGCCCAGAGCACGTTCTGGAAGCTATCGTGATAGTGCAGGAACGTGGGGATGGCACCCGAGATGGCGCTCGTCGTCGCGCCCATCACATTGCCGATGAAGGCCTGTCCTGCGCTTTCGTCCCGCGAGTAGTTGCGGCTGATCTGGATGCCGAGGTCATCAAACACGTAGACGCCGTCGCCGGCACCGACCGCGGTGGCGACCGCGGCGCCAGTCCCCCAGCTGCCGGACGTCGCCTTGTTGACGCCAACTCGAATCTGGCGGGCCGAGACCGTCATGGCTTACTCCTGGGTCGAGAAGGTCGGGGTCGCCGCCGCCCGAGCGGCGGGTGGGCGCTGCCAGTGATCGGGATGCTGCCGGACCAGGTACTCGGCCAGCTCGGCCGGCCACTCGTACGCGAGGCCGGGCTCGAGCGGCCCGACCTCGGGCGATTCCGCCAAGGGCGGCCCGACATACAGCAGACGGACGCGTGCTGAGCTCATAGCGCCTCGCTCAGGTCATAATCCACGGTGACGGTGAGACTGCCAAGGGCGATTTCTTTCCCCGCCGGCCTCGAGACCCGCCGGCTCAGGATCTCCGCATGGTAACTCCCCGCGGGGCCATCCGCCTTGATCGCGCGCTCGAGCGTGAGCAGCGTGTCTTCGAGCTCGCCGAGCGTGGTCGCCGCATCGGCGCCGAGCCGGCGGGCGATGAGGATCGTCACGCGGTCGATCCGCGCGGCCGCCTGATTGGTGAGCGACCGATGCGACTCGAGGCCCTCATCGAGCACGACATAGGCCTGATCCACCGTGAGGGTCGGTTCCCGGTCCTGGGAAAACGGCTCGCTCGCGGGCGTCAGGAAGAGCGGCGACGCCTCGCAGATGGCCCGGATGCGCGTCAGAATCGCCGAGAGCGTCGTCGCGGCCATCGCTATCCCTGAGTGGTGAGCGCCGGGTCGGCGGCCGACGGGTCGACCTGCTCGCGCCAAGTGACCCGCGTGGGCACCGGGGGCGGCGTGCGCTGCGCCTGCAGCCAGCGCTGGTGCCAACGCACATCCGTTATCACCTGTGTGACATGCCCGCAGACAATCGTCGGATCGAGCCAGATCCGCGCGCCCGCGGCCCGCGCCGCCTCGCAGAACGGCACATCTTCGGTCACGGCCGGCCAGCCCTCGGCATCGTCACGGTAGGCGAACCAGTGCGGCCCGGGCAGACGCGCGAACCACTGGGTCTGAATCAGGGTGCAGCCCATGCCCAGGACTTCGACCTCGCGGAGCGCCTGCGCCCAGATGGCCTCGTGGTCATATTCGTAGGCGGTAATGTCGCTGTCCGGCTGGCGCTGCCCGCGCACGAGCGCGACGGGTGCGTACGGTTCGCCGCGCATCACGTAGAGGCCGCCGACGATGTCGCGATCCGCGTGACGCAGTAGGCGGGCGAGCACATCGGTGGGCCAGACATTATCCGCATCGAGATAGAGCAGATGCGAATAGTCGGCGGCGAGGGCCTGCCGCGCGGCCCAATTCCGCAGCGCATCGACGCGGGGGAAGCCGCGCGCCCATAGGAAATCAATCGCCGCAAAGCCCGTCTCGGCCTTGGCGCGCGGGATGCGATCGCCCCAGCCGAGCTCCATCAGCGACATGGCCGTCGGCGTTGGGATCGACGGCCAATTCGTGCAGACGGCGACAAGACAGCGGCGGTCAGCCGGCACGGGACACCTTCACACTGCGCGTCTTCGGCGAGGGGATTTCCGTCGGCGGGCTCACCGCCGCGTCTCCATCGAGATCAATGGGGATGCCGCCCTGTGATCGGAGGCGCGCATAGAGCGCCGTGGCCTGGTCGTGATACCACGCGGCCCGATCCGTCCAGAAGGCCGGCTCCGAGGCCTTCGGTGCGAGGCCCCGACAGACATGCGCCAGGGCGAGATAGGCGGCGACGCGCCGCAGCCCGGCGGGCGGACGGATCGGCAGGATCTGCCCCGCGGCCGTGCCGCTGCTCAGCGCGGCCGAGACGGTGAGCCGCACCCAGTACCGCACGATGCCCTCGTCCTGGAGCTCGCGCAGCTCCCAGTCGATGGGCATTGCCCAGGTGACGCGACCAGTGCGGCCGAACGTCGCCGATCCTTGTGTGGTCCCATCATCGGCGCTCAGACTCGTCCAACCGGTGGGGCCCCAATACGACGCCGTGAGGGTCGCGGCCTGACTGTTCCGCGTGGCGAGCATGCGGACGAAGAGTCCCTCGAAGGCTTGGCCGAGGCCGACATAGAGCGCATCGCTGCTCGGCGTGGCGAACACACTGGCGAGCGCGAGATCATCGGCCTCCGGGGAGCTCGCTTCCGTGGTGCGATCGGTCCACACGCCACCCGTCTCGCTCCAGACGCGACTTGGCCGCCACTGATCGCGGATGCGATCGGCGACATCGGGGATCTCGGGATAATCCGCCTCCAGCCAGATGCGGAGATCGCGCACGGCTTCGTCGCGCGCCGTCGGCCATGAGGCCGCGCCCCAGGTGCCCGCGATCGCCTCGGGCTCGAGCGCCCCGAGATCCGCGTCAGTGACCAGCGACAGGCTGGACCACGCCATGCTGGGTGTCCTCCTCGTCCGCCCACCACGGGGCGAAGGGTTTCCGGGCGCGCAGGACGCCGTGAAGGAACGAGACGGGCTCGCGCGCGCGAATCTCCGGGTTCGTCATATCGGGCCGCAGATCCAGGCCCACGATTGTCCAATCACACGGCGGCCGATACCGTGGGATGGCGGATCCGGGCCGCCGATAGGCGTCCTGATCGAGATACAGGAACGTCATCTCGCTGATGGCGCGCGTATGCGTCGGATCGGCCCACGCCCAGAGCGAGGTGAAGTAGGGGCACTCGAACTCCAACCGCGCACCCGGTTTCGCGACCCGATAGAGCTCGCCCCAGGCGTGAAACCACGCCTGGGTCTCACCCTGACGCCCGATGTGCTCGAGCACGTGCATCGCGAGAATCAGATCCACCGCGTCATCCGGCAGCGCGATGCGATCGCGCCCGAGTTCGCAGACGATCTGCGGCTGCACGCTCGGATCCGCATCGAGTGTGACCAAGGTCACCTCATCCGCGCGCGTCGGCGGCGCGCCGGGGCCGCCCAGGCGCAAGCCATAGTCCTCGACGCGCTGCTTCAGCCCGCAGCCGACGGCGAGGACGACGGGACGCTCCGACATCGGGCCTGCTCCACGCGCCAGCGGCGCCGAATCCGTCGTCCCACGCGGCCGAGCGGTGGCAGGACGACGAGAGTCCAGGTATAGGCGCGGTCGACCAGCTCCGAGGCCGTCGGCGCCCAGACGCGCACCCAGGAGAGTCCGCAAAAGGGACAGCAGGCCGGCTGGCCCGTCCGCACGTCCGGGATACGGGCACAATACGCCTGCCGGGCGGCCCGCGCCTCCGCATCCGGGTGCGCCAGCCCGGCCAGATCGGCCAACGCCTCGAGATCGGCCGGGGTGACGGGCGCATACGCCGTCACGCTCCGCGCGACGGAGGCGCCGGGCTCGATCGCGCGCCGCAGGCGATAGAGGGGCCGCCCACAGGCGGCGCAGAGGACCATGCTGCCCTTGGCGTAGCCCTCGGCGCG